CTGGATGATGGTGTCTATAATGAGGGTAAGTATGTATATTTTTAAATTCTGGAAAAATATTTTGTAAAAAACCTAGACTATACATAATACCTATATTTTCTGAAAATCTGATACCAGATGCCATCTTCCAAAGCTCTTTCCAAATACGTTCAGTAGACACTCGTTTAATATTAGACCCATAACCACCAATAGTTTCTAAAATATCGTCGTCTATATCAAAATCCAACACGGACGAAAACCTAAATGCACGAAACATACGAAGATAATCTTCAGTTAGTCTATAATCGGAATCACCCACAGTTCTAATAATTCTATTAGCTATATCATCTTGACCACCGTGAAAGTCTAAAATTTTACCATCTTCATCCATATACATTGCATTAATAGTAAAATCTCTTCTACACGAGTCTGTTTCGACATCTACACCTATTTCAACATTATCAGGTTTACGTCCATCAGAATATTCCCCATCAGAACGATATTGAGCAACCTCAAACACTTCATCTTTGAATCCAACAACAAGTATTCCAAAATCTTTATTAGAACCAATATCATATGTATCAAAATGCTCTTCTATTAAATTCATAGGAACATCAGTAACGATATCAATATCATCACACTCTCTTCCTAATATATAATCTCTAACAGCACCACCAACAATATACGCAGTAGAATCTTTTTTTAGAGATTTCAATTCTTTTATTAGAGAAAAACCTAGTTCATATATAGTATTCATACATTACACCTTTAAAATCAACTTATATTTATAATAAGTGTAATATATAATAAATATCAATCAAAGTCAATAGCTTTTATTAAAAAATCTCTAACTAATAAATTTTCAGGTTGTGATTTTGATACTGCATTGAAAACTTCTATTTGTTTTTTTGATAAATCTTTTAATAGTATATCACCACTTCGTAATTGTAACTCTGTATGTAATACCCTCATAATCCAATAAGCATCTATAATATCTTCTTTAGGGTTCTTTAAATCAGGTAAATGGTCTAATGATAATAATTTTTCATTAGCATCATTAAATGAATTAAACATTAGCAACTTTCCTGCACTACCATTACCTGTAGCAAATTTTTTTATTGCTGATGGTGTATATATCCGTAATGGGGTGTATCTATTATATATTTCTTCTTTAACCAACATAGTTGCTTCGGCAATATTTAATAGTTTTCCTACACCGTGCATAGCATATCCTTCAATAGCTATATAATCTGGGGGATTAGTACCATATATGAATGAAATAACAGTATCTCTCAAATACATATATCTATCAAAATCATTGTTAAATTTATCTTTTTTATTATATATAATATTTGAATCTAATTTGCACATTTTTAATGTACTATTGAATGATAAATATGATATATCTATTATATCCATATTATCATTTAACTCTGCTTTAACAACAGCTGGACTACTTACACTATAATCAATTCCACATATAAACATAAACACTTCTCCTTAAAAAAAAGTATTTATGTTTTTTTCTGTTTTTTGATTGGAAAATATATTTTATCAGCAAATTTATTAGTGAAATATTTGCCAATAATATCCCATGTTAATAGTTTAATACCATCTTTATTTTTAAGAATAAAATCATTGACATCTTTAACAACACCAATACATTTATAATCCTTTAAAAATTTTGTCCAATTAAATACATAATCTTTAGTTTTAAGCAACTTATGCACTCGTTTATGAGCACTTTGGTCGTTATCTAATAAGAAGTATCGTTTAGGTATACTATCTATGATATAACCCTTTAATTTGAGTCCTGTTACTGCTATAGAATTTTCTACGAATATTGAATCTATAGGTCCTTCTAAAATAGGAACTGGTTTAGATTTATCAATATTATAATAATTATATACAGTATTTTTATGGTCTCCAAAACGGGATAGATATTTAACACCTTTTTTATTATTAAATGACCTACCCTGATAATAATAAATTTTACCATTAGGTTTTCTAAATGTTATAATTATTCTACCCGAAAATACCCCTCCATCAGCATAAAACCATTTGGAATAAACTTCTCGTGGTATATGTCTATTTTCGCAATAATCTACACAATCTTGAAATTTTGTAAGTTTTTTAAAATGTTTAGTATCTTCTTTTTCATCCCTATCAGAAGATGATTTTTTACGCTTAAAATTATATTCACGAGTGTCGTTGTCAGGAGAATTTCTCATTATATCGATAATCATATTTTTATAATTAACAGGAAAGTATTCTTTCATCCATTTAATCGCAGTTGTAGATGTCCCACAATTATGACAATAATAAACCCAAGGGTCTTTAGTTGTTAATATAAATCCTCTTTTTTTATATTTGTCTTTTTGTGAATCACCACACACATTACATCGGACATTATAATACTCACTCGTTTCAAAAACATCATCAAAATATGTATTCAATACCATCTTGACATGTTTCTCTACAATATATTTATCAAAAACTATAGCCATCGAAATTCCTTAATTAAAAAACAATGGAAGTGATAATTCACTTCCATTGATACCACATATACAATTAACAATTATTCATCATCATCATCTTCGAGGTCATCGAAAAATGAATCATCATCATCATCATCTTCATCATACATATTACCATCACCGATATCACCATCATCTTGTGTATCGATATCATCATCAAGAATTTCTTCATCTTCCTCAAATTCTTCTGACATTTTACGTTTTTTACGTGCAGGTTTATCAGAATCAGTATCAACAGAACTATTAATTACACGTTCATACTTTTCTTTGAGTTCGTCATAAGATTTAACAACAGCCTTTTCTTCAAATTCTGCAAGATTATGACATTGTTTTAAGATTTTATCGACATCGCCATACTCATCAAGAGATGTTTGTGTGTCTGAGAAATATGATGCATCGTAAGATGTCATTTTACCATTTTTCTTCATAGAAAATACGAAATTAACACCTTCATCTTCATCCCAAATAAATTTGTCATCATCGATGGCATCATCAATCTTATCCATGATTTTTTTACCAAATTTAAAAAGAAATACTTTTCCTTCATCTTCTGGTTTATTTTTATTTTCGATAATAAGAGCATTCATGTAATAGTACAGATTTTTCTTTCTGTCGTAATACAAGTCGTTATCAGTTTCGTAATAGTTCTGTTTATACAAATCATCACATACAGGACACGATTTATCTTCGTGAGTTGTAGGACAAGTTTCGATAAACCAACCACCAAAATCCTTAAAAAAGTGAGTGTACTGTCTTGCATAAGGAAGCTCCGTGTCAGGAGAATCGAGGAATCTCATGATAACTTTAGCTTGATTTTTATCATTAAGAGTTGGAACAAAGATACGTTCATCTGCTTTGAACTTCTTGTTACGATTCTTAATACGATTGTTGATTGCAGACCAGTCCTTTTTAGGCTTCTTTCTTGGCATAAATAACCTCATTGTTTAAAATGTTTAATTATATGTTAATTACATATCTTTACATAATATATAATATTTTTTTGTTAAAGTCAATATAAAATATCAAAAAGTTTATTATTTTCTTTAATCCCGTATTTATTAGACAATTCATCCTTCAACACCCATTCAGTTTCATCATCAATGAATTTTAAGATATTTGACATAGTTATACTGTCTTCTAAATACAATATTGCTTCCACCATACTTATATTGTAGGTTTTTCTTAAACTACGTAATGCGATATTAAATTCATGTCGTTCATTAAAATTGTACGAACACCCATCAATAAATTTACTAATAGTTTTGTAATCATAACCATAAACATTCTCAAGAATCTCGAAGAATCTATTACTATCTAATTCAGAATATAATAAGTCCTCATTTTTCTTAAATGTATCATAGTCATGTTTAATAATTTCTGTTTCAATCATAAAAACTTCCGTTTCATCCATTATATACCTCATTTGTTATTAAAGAATACCTAACATTATCAACATCATCATCAATATAACGATAACTAATAACATAACCAGCAGTAGATAACAATTTTTCAATTAATATGATTGAATTATTATGTTTAATAGAGTGTATTCCATGTTGAGCACCTTCGACATATATTTTATTATGACAATTAGGACACACATCAATTAGATTACTCCTCTTATTACTCCCACCCTGGGCTTTAGGTATAATATGGTGAGAATGAATCTGGGATTTACTCTCACACATATAATCACAATCAGGCATTTGACAATAATACATAAACATCTCCACTAGTTAAATAATAGAGATATTTATACATTTTTCTATACGTTAATTTTCTCATTAACTTTCTTATTACGTCTAATAATTTTTCTGTTTTTAGGACCAGATTTCTTATCAGATTTCTTATTTTTAGATGTTGGTTTAGATTCAGGTTGTTTAGTTACAACTTCTTCAACAATACCATCATCTTTGAGTCGCATTCTATTATAATCAACTTTTATGGTCACACCTACTTTATTAAGACCATATCTATTTTTAACCAATGTCCAACGATATTTTCCAGCGGCACGCAATTCATCTGGCTGTGTTACACCAATCATAATATCAGCAGTAAACGCAGTTCCAATAGAATCAGAAGTATTAGTCAAATCTAATTCTTCTTTTCCCATACCCATTCTATTAGTTTGAATTGCAGACACAATAGGAATACCTAATTCAACTGCCAAACCACGAACTTGTTCTGTAATACGTTTTTGTGTGGTATACGTATTATCATTTTTATTCGTATATGTTGATGCCATAATACCAATATAATCAATATAAATAATGTCAGGTATGAATTTCTTTTTTAAGTCAAGCTCTTTAACAACATTTCGAATATGATTCACCGATGCAACACCTGTTGGGTATTCTTTAACAATGAATTTACCGTTTAGTCGTCCTCTTGCTTTCTTAAACGCTTCACCAAATTTATTACGAGGAAGGCGTTTAATATCTTGTGAACTCATACCGAATGCATTCTGGAGAACACGTTCACCTATTTTAAATTCAGACATCTCACAAGTAATATATAACACTTTTTTACCTGAAAATATATTATTAGTTGCTAATGACCCCATAATGAGAGATTTTCCCATATTTGTTTCAGCCATAAACAATGTTAATGTTTTTTCATGAAATCCTCCATCAATAAGGTCATCCATAGTATCAAGACCTGTTGACACAACAATATCTTTATTATGAAGTTGCTCATATATTAAATCCTCAGCACCTTCATCAAAAATATCAAGACCTACATTATTATCGAATGCAAACGCAACAGCTTCTCTCATTTCATCAGGAGCAGCACTAATTGCATCCATGTCATCATTATTGACTTGTTCAACAACCTTAAAACATACATCCATAATACAACGTTGCCTGATAAAATCTTCAGCTTCACCTATAATCATTTCTGTAGAATAATCAGATGTATCCATCTTTATAATATTCTTCAAATGTCTATAAGTATTAGCATCTTTTATCTTTAAACGTGTTTCTTTCACATTAGGAAACTTATTATACTTAACCATAAATTTTTTGATGAATTTAATCAATTGAACATTTTCAACTTCATCGAAAATAGAATAGCGGAGATACGGGATTAATTTTTCCCGTAACTCCTTATCAGTATATAAGAATTTCATAATAATATTTTCTAAAAGAATATCATTTTCATCACTCATATATTTTTTATCCTAAAATATCTGTAAGTTCATCTTCTAATTCAACAGCATCACTAAACCCATCAAATTTGTATTTTTCTTCAATCCATGTTGTAAAATCTTCATTTTTAAACACAGGTCCCCAAAATTCAATACAATATAAATCTTTTTC